GTTTAAACATGGTGGAGCCACATGCCGTAATCTATCTGACTGCTGAGTTCGAGCCACTGCTACATGAGTGTTATATTGATGTTTGGAGATTGAAGGGAAATGAGACCTTGAATGACGTATGGCTAGAGAACGGTCGCTTTTCGAGCGACGTTTATGCCTTAGGCCCAATAGTGAAATGGACAATACGTCAGCTAAGGGCGCATCGCTTCCTGTTCGTGAGTACATCAAAAAAGATAAGAGTGAAAGACTGTGAAATCGCTCCGGATGTCTACATCACGAGGGAGACGTTATTAAAAGGAATGAAGGCGGTTGAGACTGAAATAGGTAGAAAGCGGGTGCGGTTGAGGAAGAGTTTTGGCGATGTCCTGCGTACGTATGCGTTACGTAATGCAGTGGTACTGCACGGTTCGGAGGCGGAAACCCTAATGGTGGCAGACCCTAAGGTGCATCAGGTGTATGGGCTGCCGAGAGAAATTCCTAATGATATGCAACCGGATAAAACTTGGACTGATGCGGATGATTCCCCGACTGATGAGAAACTGGTGTCCATGCTAGATTATATGATCTATAGTGCGGAAGAGGTTCATTATGTCGGAGCTGGTGATGGACGCACACTCGCTGAGTTCAAAAAACGTGACCCGAATAGATTCCGGAGGGTGCAATGGTATTGTTATGATCCGATCTTTAAGATGGAGGATGTGAATGTTCATGGCCTAAGAAAGCTGGTTCGAACATCGAAGGATATCGAGCTAACGCCCGGACGAAAGGATAGGGTGCTGTTGTGGGATGTGAGCGCTGACTCGGAAAATCGCGCTGATCCGCGGGCGTGGGAGAGAGAGCGATTGCTGGAGGACGAAAGGGGTGCGTGTATAGCTTTAGCGCTTAGAACTGATTTTAGCCTCGCGTGTGTAAAGTTCAGGATACCGAATCGGCGAACGGTAGTTCTGCCAACATCGATGATTATCCCACAACCGGGGGCCCATGAGATGATGTACGAGTGTCGAAACATTATGCGTTTGGAGGGTTTCTCTAGGGTGAATCGAGAGCATTTGCCAACGGTGGTTACGAGGGATATTGACTGTGATGCTTTACGGGGGATGGTGAGGAACTATCATGGTCGCTGGCGTGGTCGGGTATTGAAGAGGGTAATATTTGAGGGTCTACATATTATGAAGCAGAATGGACTGGATTGGGAGGGGGAGTTACCTCGCAGTGATCTATTCTATATGACTAATCGGGCCAATGTCGGGAGAGAGGTTGATATTGAGAGAGTAGCTCGTGAGTCGGTGATCTCAACAGTATGGACATCTGCTCTGCAGAATTTCGATTATGATGATTTCAAAGTGCATCGTAACAAGTTGATGTTTTGGAATGTTGGCAACGATAGGTTGATTTTTGATGGCAATGGATTGATGCTATTCTTGATGTGGCGTTATCCCGGCATATGTAAGAAAACTGTTAACTACGATCCATGTTGGGCGGAGCGATATGGGGCTGTGATTCAGGAAGCAATTCCGGAGCCTCCAATTCCAGAACTGTCGCTGTGCCGCTTCGTCGGGTTAAGGAAGCAGTCGAGTTGGCTGAGGTTGAACGCGTCACGCGCGCATTACAAATCAGATGAGGTCAAGCAGCTTGGACTTGACCTGTCGGGACATCTCTATATCGCGCTTATGTCTGAGGGATATGTCGCTGATTTGCGCTGGTGGTTCAGAATGATTCTAGAATGGTCCGCGCAAGATAGAGCGAAGAAGATTGCTGATTTGGCGAAGCTTAACGGGGAGGTTATTGAGTGGAAGGAGGAAAAGGCGAGCGAGCCATGGCACAAGCGAGAAGATTTAATCGCTGCATTACGCGCTTTTATATCCTTCTCACCATATCATTTGGTACCAGTGGCGTCGATCATAAGGCATCTAGATGGGTTGCGGAACGCTTAGCCGTGACAGGTAGCGGTGTGGCATCATGTACACTTAC